AATAATTTTTATATCAAATTTATCCATTTCAAAAAGAGATTTTAACAAATCTCTTGAATGGTCTCCATAACCTGAACGAGTTGCTACTGGTCCTTGAAATACTAATAATGGTTTACTCATTTTCTTTTTGTTTTTTTCGTAGTTCTTCTTCTTGTCTCAAACATCTTTCAATAGACATTTGAACTAATTTTGTTACATTTTCTAATTTATCTGGTTCGTGTGGTGAGTTATAACATTCAAACTTTACTTGTTCTACTTCGTTATCCACCAAAGCCATCACATGGTAATCTTCATTCAGGGGTCTATTATCATAAATTGCTTTACGAGATACATCCCATTGCTCTGATTTCCAATACCCAGGGAATCGTATTACTAATACTGGTTTACTCATATTACTTTCCAGTTGAACCAAATCCACCTTCACCTCTTTCAGTATCCGATAACTCATCAGCTTCTTCAAACTCAATTGTTGGGTGTGGTATAATCATAATTTGTGCACCTTTATCTCCTACGTTATACTTTGTGGATGAATCTTGCTTTAACCAACTTGTTTTTTTGAATGTTGCTTGTAATTCACCCCTATATCCGCTATCAATTACACCAACAGAATTTGTTAATGCTAAATCATATTTTCTAACAGATGAACGAGGGAATACCAATCCAACAAAACCAAAAGGTATTTCTAAAGCAATACCAAATCCATAAGTAACATCGGTTGTGGTTTCAGATATGATACTTGTTATTGTCAAATCCATTCCAGCATCCCCACTTTTTGCATAAGTGGGAATTACTGCATTAGGATGTAATTTTTTTATTCTTACTTTCATTTTTATTTTAATTTATGAATAGTAAATCTATCTTTTGGTTTCCAATTTTCGAATGTGGTTTCAATACCATCAATTAGTGTTTGACACATATTTTTATGATTCAATCCCATTTCACCCAAAAATTCTTCTCTACCTTTCAAACCAGCAGCCTTTCGTTCTTCAGGTGTTTTATCGTACCAATAACGAATTGCCTCTGCAGTTTCGTAAATGTCTACTTTATCATCAATAATATATGGAGTTGGTACTGAACCTACCATAGATTGAGTTCTTGAGAATACAGGTTTTACCCACTCACCATGAGTTACTTTATCTTCCCACAATCTCCAATCGTGTAGAGAACCGATTTTAATATAATCATCTGCAGTTAGATACTTACCATCAATCTTAAATCCACACTGGTCTTGTAATCCTCCGGTAACATTCACAATGATTGGGGTACCTGCCATAACTGATTCTGCAGTTACTAATCCAAATCCTTCATTACCTGCAATGTTAATTGTCACATCTGATAGGTTGTAAATCCAATTCAATTGTTGTTGATTGATTCTATTTGCAGAGAACTTAATATCACAGCCAGGTGCAATAGTTTCTGCTACTTTAAACAAATCAGTACCATTTTGGTCAATAGGTGCAGTATGCATTACCAAACAAACTTTATCTTTATCTTCTTCAGGTAATCCATCTACAAACATTTTAAATGCCCAGATTACATCAGATGGTTGTTTTCTTTTGATATTTCGATTCATCCAAAATAGAACGAACTTGTAATCTTTATTACCAAAAAATTCTTTTTTAAAATCTTCGGGTACTTCAGTTGGTTTAAATGTTTCTGAATTGATACCATGTGGTACATAGGAAACTTGCCAATCTTGTAATGGGTTATTTGTTGGTGATTCGATTTTACCAACTCGGTTTACAATACCATAAGTTTGTCTTGAAATACAACCCAACCAATCACACGATTCATAATAATCTCTATTATATTTAGGATCTGGTAAATCATCCCAAATGTGATAAAAAAGAATTGGAATGTTTTGTCTAATCTCATGTTCGATTTCGTATAACCATCTCCAATAACGAGGATCGGTAAAGTGTAGAATTGCATCAGGTTGATGTCTCATAATCAACTCTCGTAGAATATTTGCATCACCATATCCACTCCAAGGAATAATTTTTAGAGATGCATCATGAACACCACTCACCTCTCTTGCATCTTGACCCAAATCAATTTCTCTGCCTTTTTCGGGATGTTCTACTGCTGCTCCTAATTGAATCCAATGGTATTTTTCAAAAGTACCAAATACCAATTCTTTTGAAACGGTTGCAATACCAGATGTCATTCTTAAATCATCTGATAATAAAAGAATCTTTTTCTTTTGTTTTTCTTCTGTCATTTATGTAACTTTTATTTTAAAATTGCGAACCACTTGATTGCAGTTCTGTAAATTCATTGATTTTCGTTTGAAACTCTTCTTCTTCGGTATAAAGTTCTAATGAACGATTTACAATCTTTTGTAATGTGATGTTTGAATCAAATGAAACTCTCTTAAATTTTGAGTAAACATCTTTTAAGATCTTTACCGTTGTTAATTTTGTTTCTGCCATAACTCTCCTTTTTATGTATTTTGTATATAAATATATATGAAATACAAAAACGAAAAATTATTGCCAAATTGGACAGAGTTTTCTAGTTTTAAACTCACACCAATTACACGCCTTACCTTTATTTGTTGGAAAATTATCAGTACGAATCAATCCACCATCATCATAAATCGTATCCACGAATTCCATAAACCCTTTCCATGCGAGATTTACCGATGGTTTACCATGTGGGGGAATGAATTTAGAAATACGAGGTACCGTATAATCAGTAGATTCCATAAGTTTTCTTTTTAGAATCTGATATTCTACTTTTACTTTTTCTAATGGTATATCATACTTTTCTGAATAGAACTTTTTGTACAATAACATTTGAGCTGTTTTTACCTTATCTGCCTTTTGATACTTGTTCCACCCACTTGTGGATGTTTTTAAGTCAATAATAATAATCTCACCACTTGAAATATCTTTTAATACAATATCAATAAAACCAACAAAATGCACACCAGGTTTGATTTCTGCATTAAGTGACATTTCTATTGCTACTAACTCAAATCCACTCTTGGTATATAGGTTATCTAATTTGGATTTAAAGTATTGTAGAATCTGTCTACCATCACCATAGAACTCTTCCAACTCTTCACGAGTACACGGAGTTCCTTCGGTTAGTTTTTCTTTTTCTTTGGTGAAATGTTCTACTAACTTATCTTTCAGCATCATTTCCAAATCTAGTTCTAATGCCTGTTTCTTTGTCACACCATACATTACTGATAAAAAATGTTGTATGGTTTCGTGCATTGCAGAACCAAAAATTGTGTGGATGTTTGCAGAACTCTCGCCCAACTTATCAATGTAGTTGAGTTTGAATTGTTGTGGACAAGATGTCCACATTGAGTATTGGGAATAACTTACCTTTGCCATTTATATATCGTTATGTTACAAAGATACAAAAAAAACTTCAGAATACCAAACCTTTAGTTGTTTATTTTTTAGGAATGAGCGAATCAAAATCGACACCTTTCAAAACTGACCAATGTGTTTTATTCATTTCATCTAATACTTTTGTTTTGTTGTATATCTCATCCTCAAAAGAACCATCAAATGAATTAGTAAAATCTATTATTTGTTTAATTTCTCTTTTTGTTTTTTCAGAAAGATTATTTGTTTCACTGCCATTTTCTAAAAATGATGTAATTTTATTTTTTTCAGTTTTTGGTAAAGTGTTTAAAGCAGAAAATGAAGGACCCCATGCGTAATAAAAATCTAAATGATTAGAACTTGTGATGTGTTCTTTATCTAACATATAATTTATAAAATCAAAAATATGATAAACATTCCAAATCGTAGTTGTATATTGAAAATTATAATTCAAACCAGTACTTGGTTCTTGCACATTTTTAGGGTTTGCGTATTTTTTTATAGTGTTTAAATTTTGTTCAAATCGTTTCCAATTCAAACCTGTTCGTTGGTATTCACCCACTTCTTTAATACCATCGCATGAAATTGATAAAAATACTTTATAAAATCCTTTCCATAAATCAATCAAACTTTGTTCATCGTATTTAATTACTGAAAGATTTGTGTTATAATGTATAGATAAACTTCTAGCAGAAAAAAATTCAGTTGCGCTTAATTGAAATTCTTGAATTAGCATAGTATCATGCAAATATTTAAGAACTTCAAAATGTTCTGGCATAATTAAAGGTTCACCTCCTGCAAAGTAAATGCTTTTTATATCTGATAAATGAACTTTTAAATCTTGAGCAATTGTATCGGATACTTTAAGTATTTTTGGATAATCTTTAAGTTGGTGTTCTTCTCGTATCTTTCCATAATCTTCATACCAATTGGATGAAAAATTGTGATTACACATTCTGCATTTAAAATTACACAAATTAGAAAATCTAACATCTAAATGTTGAAATTGTGATGGTACACTATAATCATCATTTACTTTTGGAAAAATCCATAGAGGATTATTATTGAAATCTAATCTAGGAGAATGATTTGTAGTATCTTCTCTTTTATAACATACATCACAAACTTTATTTCGTTTACCCTCCAACATATCTTTACGAAGTTCTTTCATTTGCTCGGAGTTGAAAGCTTCATCAATAGACATTGTTTTAAGATTCAAAGGTTCATCAAATCCACCTGCTATACAACATGGTTTCATTTCACCCTTTGGTTCTGCATACAAATGTACGAATGGTAAAATACAAAAAGTATTACTTTCTGAATTCATTATTTATTTTTAAACTCTTTTGGTAATAATTCTTCACAAATTTCACCACAATCACCACAAAGAAAAACTTCTACCGGAATCAATACATCTTGGGGAGTACCTGCAGCAATCTTTGGTATTTTTAGAAACTTGTTACCATTGATAAAAATTGAACCACCACAATTTTGGCAAGTAATTTCTTTTGCTTGTGATAAATCGATTGTAGGTTGTTTAGGTTGTGGTGGTAATCCTTTACCTCCTAGTAATTGTGCCATAACTTTTATTTTAGTTTAATCGAACCATTGGGAACGATGTGTTTTTACATTTTTTATACCAGTACTTTTAAATACATCGTGTTTCTTTTTTACCTTATTTAGGTATTCTTCTTTATCAAACCCGATTTCTTCATTCTCCTTACCCAACTTATTGAGTTTCTTGAGATCTTCATCATTCAATGATTCTCCTTTAATAGAAGCATCGATAGATGCATATTTTTTTAGTTGATGTGTATTCAAGGGTTTGGTGAATTTTTTTAGATACTCGGCTTTACTATCGATGTAGTCTAAAAATGAATTAAAATCTTCTTCACCGAGTTTATTTAACTCTTCTTCACTTAGTGGATTATTAGAATCGTATTTCATATCTTAAAGTTTATACTACAAATATACGAAATTCTGTCTTAAAATCCAAGTATATTCGATTTTAATTTATTTATAATTGAATTGGCAATAACTTGATGTCCCTCCAAGTTAAAATGACCATCATCTATATGTTTGGTAAATTGTATAGTTAAATCTCGAAGTTTTATGTGATGCATAAATTCAAAACATTCATACTCAACATCATTATATAAAATTGGTATATAATGTTTTGTATATTCGTTTTTTAGAATATCACCCATTTCTTTGTACCAAGAAAAAGCATACCAATCTAAACCTAAATTTTTACATTTTTCTGAGACAGTTATAATTTGGTTTTTAATTAAATCATGAATATTATCAGTTTTATCATCTTTTGGAATTCCTCTGGTGGGTGCTGAAAATTGTACGATTACTCTACTAATATTATTAACGGTCACATACATATTAACATTATCCAAGTGTCTAAAAATTTTATAATTATCCCCACCGTTTTCAAAGTGTGGTGTAATCATTGGTTCGTTTAACTCCTTTGAAACTAAATAAGGAAATGAATTTTTTCGTCTAAATTCATCTGCTTTAAAACCTAATGATTCGAACCGTTTTTTACTTTCTAAAAAATTTCTACAATCATCCCAACTCCAACCCTCATTTTCAACCAAATGATAATATTGAAGTCCTTGACCCCATGTAAAACTATCACCTAAAAATAAAATCATATAACTTTTAATTTAAATTTATTTTTTCCAGTATCCTACATCATTTCTAAACCAATCAATATTATTTTTGTTTGAATAAGTTAAAATAATATTTTTTATAAATGATAAGTTTCCCATTTTTTTAAATCTTCTATCATCCTGACCAATATACTTATCAAGTATTTTAAATCTTGACCTTGGTATTTGTTTACTTAACCAAAAATCTTCTGAGTTTTGTATTGTTTCATCAAAACCACCTAATTCATAAAATTTATGTTTTGATATGAAAAAATAACAACCGGTACAAAAAGTGGGTGACATTATTTTTCTTATAATTTCAAACACTTTCCAAGTTAACCAAGGTTTAATACCTTTCACGGTAGATTTTTGTTTACATCCAATTATATCAAAATCAAATGCATTATTTAAAGTTTCAGATATTGTATCGGAATCCAATAATACAGAATCTGCATCTAAAAATAAAATAAAAGGAGTTCTAACAAGTTCTGCTCCTTTGTTTCTACCATAGGCTACACTACCACCTGTTCGGATTTCTATCTCTAAATTTTCAAAATCGTTATTGGCTTTGGATATGTGTTCTAATGTCTTATCAGTTGAATTAGCATCACAAATAATTACACGAATTTTTGTATGTAGATTCTGTCTTGATAAATACCATAGTGTGTTGTAGATGTACCGTTCTTCATTATAAGATGGTATTACTACCGTAAATAATTCTGATGTATGCATAATAAAGAGGGGAGGGTTTACTCCTCCCCCTCATTTATAAATATCTACTTAATTAATTAAATGTATATCTCAACCCGAATTGCATTCTCCAAACATCGGATACACCTACCGTAGGTCTATATGTTTGTGATACCAAATCAGTGCCAAAGTTTCTCATTCTAAATTGAGGTCTTCCATCTGCACTTGCAGGTCCGCCTTGTGCTGAAGATGGAACAACTAATGGTTGTGTTGTATTAAATGTTTGTCCAATACCCCATTCTGAATTCAACAAGTTACCCAAGTTAAGAACATCGACTCTGAATTCCAAAGCGTTTTTCTTTCCTTTGATGTTGGTGAATAATTGTTGTGCAAATGCCAAATCAGCTCTATAAACCATCGGCATAATTACCGCACCTCTTTCAGCATATTCACCTCGATTTGCACTTAGATACTTATCTTGTTGAATATACGCTTCCCATGCATTAGCTTGTTCTGCTGCAGTGAATGTTTTTCCATTAGCAGTGAATTGTTGGAAGTTCATTTGGTCCTTACTCTTTGGAATAAAGATAAGGTCATTAGCAGTACCACCATCATTATTCAAATCACCACCATATACATAACTGGCGTTTCCAAGAGTTCTACCTTCCCAAAATACTGAAATTGATGTGTTTCCGAATTTGAAGAAATCTTTGGAATAACTTGCAGTACCGAATACTCTATGACCCATGAAGTTGGAAGAGAATCCAAGACCAGGATTATTAGGGTCTTGAGAAATTGGATTACCAAACCAAGTACCAGCTGCAATGGAACCAGGGTCTACTGTGTTTTTAGTTTCACCATAACTATATGCTCCTTTAACAAATAATCCATTCGTGAAAGGTCTTTCCAATGAGAAAGATGCAACCCAAGAATATCCAACTGCTTGATTAGAAAGAGTTACAGCGTTAGGGATTTTAGAATTAATTCTATTACTTGAATTCCATCTATATCTACTATCAGGACCAGTAAAGTTAGATTGTGCCACTGGTAGGTTTGCGTTATAATATGCAACACCATTAACATCTGAACTATAAATGAACTCGCCGGTTGCAATAATACCTAAAGGTAGTTTTTGGTCAACTGCAACATTCGTTCTCCAAACTTGTGGAAATCTAAAGTTTGATTCAGTTAATGCCAATTCGTATGAAGATGCTGGATTGCCAGTCACCGTTGTTGGTTTGTAAGTATCTGGATTTGGATTGAATGGTCGAGTAGTGGTGTTATCCAACTGAGCAAAACCTGTTAAGATACCATTGTTACCCACCTGATTTGAAATCCATACATAAGCAGGTCTACCTGTGAATACACCAGAACCTCCTCTGAATTGAGTCTTTTGGTTATTAAATACATCCCAATTGAAACCTACTCGTGGAGACCATAGAATGTTTGCCTCTGGTAGTTGGTCTGTTCTGAAGTTAACAAATCTACCATCTGCGTTTCTGAAATTCATAGTTTCAACTTCTGTGTTTCTTAATGCAGTTGCCCCGAAGTATGGAATATCAAATCTCAAACCTGCAGTAAGTTTAAGGTTTGTTCTTGCCTGAAATTCATCTTGAGCGTAAAGACCGAAGTAATCAACTTCTAGTGGTTGAACTGGTTTTTCGGAACCAGGAATGTTATTCCATCTTACTTGAAATCTTCTCAAGTTTACTCCTGAAGGAGTTTTGTTCTCATTTGTCAAGAAGTTGTTTGCATCTTTGTAGAAATCATCCAAAGAGTTATACACATAAACTGATTGAGAACCCGGAAAGAACACGTTTTCAGATTGGTATTTTTCATAGGTACCACCTGCAGTAATTGTGTGATTTCCAGCAAAGATTTGAAGATTGTTTTGAACTTGGAAAGTTTTGTATCTAAGTTCGTTGTTCGGAGTAAATGGTTCAAATCCAAATGAAGTATAAGTTGCTCCATTATTTAGAATATCCACCATAGGGAAGAATTCACCCTTGTAACCACGAGATTCATCTTGGTAAGTATAACCAACAATCAAGTTGTTTGTTACATTCGTTCCAATTCTTGAGTTCAACTCACCAACCACAGAACGAATGTTTTCCATAATGCTGTAGTTCGAGTTTTGGAAGTTCAATGCTTCGGGTCTGAAGTTTCTATTACCAAAACCTAATGAAGAAGAACCTGACATCAAGACATCAGTAGAAGAATCTAAATGATTATATCGTACAGTAAATTTATTTTTATCGTTGATGTTATAATCAAATTTCACCAAGAATTTGGTTGAAAGAGTTTCATTATCATAATCTTGGAATGGTCCAGTTTCATAACCAAACTTATCACTCAAAAATCCACTCAAAGTATTCAAATCAGATGCTAGAACTCGTGTCACATTACCAGTGATTGGTTCACTACCATTGTTTGCTCTCCAAGTTGTGCCTGGTCTTGATTCTTGGTCATCTTCGAATGATGCGAAGAAGAATAGTTTATTTTTTACAATTGGACCACCAACTCGGAAACCTTGTTGTTTGTAAGTGAAATCACCTGGATTAAATGTATTTACACCAGCCTTAGTACCTACATTGTTGTTGTTTCGCCAGAAATAGTAAGCAGAACCTACAAATTCATTTGTACCACTTCTTGTTACGGTGTTTACACCTGCACCAGTAAAGTTACCTTGTCTAACATCGTAAGGTGCTACGTTTACCGAAATTTGGTCAATAGCATCCAAAGAGATTGGAGATACACCAGTTCTACCACCTGGATTAGAACCACTTCCAAGACCGAATGAGTTGTTGAAATAAGAACCATCTACGGTAATGTTATTCAATCTACCATCTTGTCCTGCAAATGATTGGCCATTGGATTGTGGAGTTAATCTTGTGAAATCGTTAATACTACGAGAAATAGTTGGCAATCTATTCAAGTTTTGATTTGTGATACCAGTGGAGGCACCAGTTCGTTCGGAACTAAATACTGGATTTTTTTCACCTACTACAATCACTTCTTTCAAATCAGAAGTTTCGGTAAGTAAACTAAAATCAACATTTGTGGTTACACCCAAACTCAAAAATACTCCATCTACTTTGGATACCGAGTAACCAATAAAAGATGTAGATAATGAATAAGGACCACCAATCCTCACATTTGGGATAAAATATCTACCTTCGGAATTAGATACTGTATTGTACTTTGTTCCAGAAGGTGTGTGAATTGCAGTAATTACTGCTCCGGGTAGAGATTCACCTTCGTTTGAACCAACTTTACCCGAAATACTAGCCGTTGTTACCCCTTGTGAATAAGCCGTGAGACTTAGAAACATAGTAAGTAAAGTAACAAAACTAAACTTCATTAAGTTTTTTAATTTGTTTTTCATACTTTTTTCTTTTTTAAAATTAAACATAACATTTTACTTTACAAAAGATGTGGTTTTGCTTCATTAATTCCTGAGTTAGTCACAACAACATATTTGGGTTTGAATTCTTCAAGATTTCTTGCCCCACCATAAGATAATGCAGATTTAACACCATCCAACAATCCATTTACAATAAACTTCACACCACCCTTGTATGGAATTGTTGTTGATTCTCCCTCCACATTTCTCACTTGCTGTCCGTTAACTACTTTGGTTTCCAATGATGCCGAACCACGATATCTTTTATAGAGACCTTTTGGAGTTTCAATTATTTGACCAGGTGCTTCTTCTGTGCCTGCCAATAATGAACCCAACATTACAGAACTTGCTCCCAATGCTAGTGCCTTAGAAATATCACCACTTGTTCTAATTCCCCCATCTGCCATAATTGGAGTTTTAGCAACTTTGATAATTTCTTCCAAGCAACTAACATTTGGTACTCCAAAACCTGTTTTTATTCTTGTTGTACAAAGTGAACCCCCACCGATGCCAACTCTTAACCCATCTGCTCCTGCTTTTTCCAAATCTATTGCAGCTTGGGCAGTAGCGATGTTACCGGCGATGATATCAACTTTCTCATCAAGATTTTCTTTACACCACTTTATCATGTCTATAACATTTTTGTGGTGACCATGAGCAACATCAATCACTAAAATGTTGGCTCCACTTTCTACCAATGATTTGGCTCGTTCTTTATCCAATTCCGATACTCCTATTGCAGCCATGATTGGAATCAGATTAATTTCGGCATGCCAATCATCGTACATTACACCCCACTCTTCGAAAGGTCCTCCGAACCCTTCTCCGTATATTCTTTGATATAATGATTTTACTACTCGTGATTGTTCTTCGATACTCATAAATCTATGAATACAACCAACTCCACCCATTAAAAATATTTTGAACGCCATTTCTTCTCCACACACTGTATCCATAGGGGATGCAACAAGTGGATTTAAAAGACCGTATCTTCGAGATACGAGAGTGTTAAGATTGATTTGTGTTCTGGAGGGAATATGAGAATATTGTGGTACTAATTGGATGTCATCGTAAGTAAGATGATAATTCATATAACTTGTATTTTAATCGTGATTTTCAGTTAACAACTTTTTCTCTGATGTTGGTGTTGAATCCACATTTGCAGTTGTTGTTGTATAGTAATAAGGATTTGGATGTCCTTTACCATCAACATAAGGTGGGTGGATATTATAGTTCGGTTCATCATTAACCTTTGCCAATGTATCTTTTAATGCATCCCATTGTTTGGGTGTTATATTATATTCATGTACTCCTTGAGTAAATCCTTGTAACCAAAGGACGAATTCTTTTGATGTCATTACTTTAAAATTCCAATTAGTTCATGTTCTCTGAATAATAAGTATTCATCATCACCCAATTTCAGTTTATTAGTTGCCTCATCTTTTGAATAAAGAACTTTATCACCAACATTTACACTCATAGGAATTGCATTACCAGTTTGAGAAAATAACCCAGTACCAACTGCAACAACTTCTCCTACAATTTTTTGTCCTCTACTGATTGAATCGTTAAGAATCAATCCTCCTTTTGATTTTTGTTCTACTTGTTCTGGTTTTACCAAAACTCTATCACCAAGTGGTTTAAAATTTGTTTCCATATTATATATTTAATTTTAGTTTTGTAATTTGTTTTGTTTCAATACCGTAAGTTTCACACAATTCTTTTATCCATTCTCTACCTTTACGAGTATTGTATAAGATTTTCAAATACTCTTCTGATTGTAATGTATTTGTCTCATAATGTTTTGAAACTAATTCTACTAACCATTTCTCATACGAATCTTCACCCTTTGCCTTCATGTACTTCAAATACGCCCTTGTTTTTGGTAAAAGGTCAATCAGAGC